ATTGTCTTTTTCTTTCTTAGCTCTCTTATAAAGTTTATAAGATACATAAAAGAACGCTACCAATAAAATTAGGTCTAACCCGTCTAGTCCTTGCATTATTTAACTACCTTTCTAAAACGCTTGAATAATTATTGCTTCACTGTTTGGCACTTCAATAACAGTGGTACGCTCTTGTAATTCTTCTAAGCTGTTAACGCTGTCGTATTGATCCAAACATTCTTCGAGAGTGTCATACTCATCAAAATCGCATCTAAACGCAATAGGATCGAACTCTAGTTCAGTGTCGCAACTTTCTTCAAGTTCTGTTAAATAGTCAAACAAAGCAAAAGCTCCTAGTCGGCTAAAACCATGCTCTTCTTTTGCCATTTCATTGACGAATTGATATTGTGTAATTGTGTCTTTCATATTCTTAGTCCTTTCAATAAATAAATTATTAAATAATGAAATCTATGTCAATAAAAAAAAGTAACCTTTTGACGCATCTAGTTAATTCAATCCTAACTGTTCGGACTGGGCTAGTTCTTCTATTAGAGATATAAAAGGATATTAGAAAAATAAAGCTCTGTTTCTTCAAAGCCAAATATTACAAAAATAGATATAAAAGAATATATAAATAGATTAATACTATATAGAACTAATAGAGATCTATTATAAAAGATATTAGGGTATTAAATCCAGATATTTAAAAAAGGGTTGATATTGTTTTAAAATAATATAGGATATATATTAAACTCAAATATAGACATCAAACCTATATAAGAGTTATCAAACAAGCCTCTATCAATAATAAATCCTTATCAATAACAGTATAATAACTAAAATAGATAGTCTAAATTAGTAAAATCCTATATTTATCAGTCTTTTTTGTATCCTATAATATAGATTATGCAAACTTTTGTACACTTCTGACGCAGGCAGACACCCCCAACGCAGATATATTTATATATATACATCACACTTCAACACAAAACTCATTCTCTACGGGTTTTAAGCACAGGCACTTTGTATGGGGTTTTAAAATAGGGGGGTAGTAATTCTCTATGGTTTTTGATATATGTATGCTGTATGGGCTTTAAAATGGATTTTTGGGGGTATTTTGAAGAGATATAACAGTGATCAAGTATTTAACTGGAATCACGAAGAAAACGTGAAGTACAGAAGATGTCATATTTGCGATAAATATGGTAGTTTTGGTATAAACGACAAAGGAGCATACTATTTTGTATGTGGAAAACATTATGGCAAAGAAACAAACAAAGAAACCAGCAAAAAAACAAGAAAAGAAAACAATCTTGAACTATTTTGAGGAGATATCCTTCAAAAAGCCGACATCGGACACCAAAGGGCGTGGCCAGGTCAAAGGAATAGATATAGATCGAATTAATGACTATCTAGATAACAAGTGAAAAAAATAACAATTCCGTATAAACCTCGTGAACTGCAACAACAGATTCACAAGGGGATGCAACGATTTAATGTTTTAGTTTGTCATCGAAGATTTGGTAAGACAGTTCTGACCATTAATGAACTGATCAAGAAGTGTCTGCAAAATCAACTACCAAGACCACGATATTATTATATTGCTCCTACGTACAGTATGGCAAAAAGAATCGCTTGGGATTATCTCAAGTATTATACCTCTGTCTTACCCAATATGGAGTACCACGAGACCGAATTAAGAGCTGATTTACCTAATGGGGGTAGAATCCAGTTATTGGGTTGTGAAAGACCAAATACCCTTAAAGGACTCTATATTGATGGTGTGATCCTAGACGAGGTTGCTCAAATGCCACCGAAGATCTGGACTGAAGTCATTAGACCTGCCTTATCAGATCGTGAGGGCTGGATGATTGCTATCGGTACACCTACAGGCCATAATGCCTTTTACCAGTTATATGATCATGGTAAACACACTGATGGGTGGTTTACTGGTCTTTACAAAGCCTCAGAGACAGGAATTATCAAACCTTCGGAACTAGAAGAAGCGAAGAAGATGATGCCTCCAGAGATCTATGAGGCAGAATATGAATGTAGTTTTGAATCTAATGCTATAGGAGCGATTTACTCTCAAGGATTAGCAAAATGCGATGATGAAAGTAGAGTAACCAAGATTCCGTATGATAGCACTTTACCTGTTGATACTTTTTGGGATTTGGGGATGGCTGATAAAACAGCAATTTGGTTCGTTCAACAGAAGGGCCATGCAATACACGTTATTGACTATTTTGAGGACTCGGGAGAAAGTTTAGAATATTATGCAACAATCTTGAGAGACAAGGGATACAATTATGATACCCACTACTTCCCTCACGATGCCTCTGTCAGAGAACTCGGAACAGGTAAATCAAGATTAGAGATAGCTCAATCACTCGGACTGACGACCTCTGTTGTACCGAAAATGTCGGTAGATGACGGAATTAATGCAGTACGTATGATATTATCTAGATGTTACTTTAATTACGAAACAACAAAAGATGGATTAGATGCCTTGAGACAATATCGATGGGCAACAAACGATAAAGGAGAAACCAAGAACAGACCACAACACGATTGGACATCTCACGCAGCAGATGCTTTTCGTTATATGGCAGTCGGTTTAAACGAAACAAAACAATGGAGCAGAAAGATCGAGTATAACCAAATAGGAATTGTATAATGGATGAATTTAAATTAAAAGCGATGATCTCTCAAGAGATCGATAACTCTCTGGGATATTATGGTGGCAAACTTACAGAACAAAGAAGAAAGTTTTTAGAATACTACTTAGGCGAACCTTATGGGAATGAGGTTGAAGGTAGATCTCAAGTTACTTCTCAAGATACCTTAGAGGTTGTGGAGAGTGTGCTGCCTTCTTTAATGAGAATTTTTACTGCGGGTGAATCCATTGTTGAGTTTACTCCTGTTGGCCCTGAAGATATCGAAACAGCAGAACAAGCAACCGATTATTGTAATCATATTTTGATGAAAGATAATCCTGGTTTTATGACCTTGCACACTTGGTTCAAAGATGCACTGATTCAGAAGAATGGTTTTATTAAAGTATTTTGGAATGAAGCGATTGAAGAGAAAAAAGAAACGTATGAAAATTTAACAGAGATAGAATATCAATCACTTCTTGCTAATGACGATGTAGAACTTGTTTCTAAAACAGAAAACGTCATGGAAAAAGAAATCATTGATGAAATGGGAGATGTTCAATTATCCCAACAAGTATTTTATGATTGTGAAGTCAAAAGAAAAAAGACTGTCGGTAAAGTTCAAATAGAAAACGTACCACCCGAAGAGATGCTTATCTCGAGAGAAGCAAAAGATTTACAAACAGCAGACTTCATTGCACACAGAGTTACCAAAACAAGATCACAATTAGTAAGAGAAGGTTTTGATCGTGATATCATTATGGGATTACCTGCGTTTGACGAACAAGTTTACAACGAAGAAAAAACTTCAAGAAGAATTTATGATGATCAAGCTCCTTATGAACAGAGTAATGCTGATCCCACAATGGAAGAGGTCATGGTTACTGAATGTTATATGCGAGTAGACTCTGATGATGACGGAGTAGCAGAATTAAGAAAGATTACAGTAGCTGGTCAAGGTTATGAAATCTTAGATAATGTAGAAATCGACCACGTTCCTTTTGCTACATTAACTCCTATTCCCATGCCACACAGATTTTTTGGTCTATCCCTTACTGACTTAACAGCAGATTTACAGTTAATTAAAACTACAGTGTTAAGACAAACACTCGACAATATGTACTTACAAAATAATGCACGTACTATTGTAACGGATGGACAAGTGAACTTAGACGACTTACTGACTTCACGACCTGGTGGTATTGTTCGTGTCAAATCCCCTAATGCAGTTCAACCTTTCCCCACTCCGAACTTCTTAAATCAAGGTTTAGGAATGATGGAGAAAGTAGATCAGATTAAAGAACAACGCACTGGTGTTTCAAGAACACAAATGGGTGCAGATCCAGATCTTATTCAGAAGTCACATACTACTGCTGCTTCTACAAGAGCGTTAATGAACGCTGCAACACAACGTATTGAAATGATTGCACGTGTCTTTGCAGAGACGGGTGTAAAAGATATGTTTAAACTAATTTATGCTAACGTAGTAAAGTATCAAGATGCTGCACGTATTGTAAGACTCAGAGGAAAATATATTCCTATTGATCCTCGTTCATGGGTATCAAACATGGATTTAACAATTACTGTTGGATTAGGTAATGCAGATCCAGAACAACGATATGCTGCTCTTGCTCAGATATTAGCAATCCAAGAAAAATTAATTCAAGCGGGTGGAATGGGAACACTGGTAGATCAAAATAAAATTTACAATACCATTTCTAAGATAGTCGAAGTAGCGGGTTACAAATCACCCGAACAATTCTTTATCAATCCTGCTAACGTACCCCCAAGACCACCTCAACCAAGACAAGAAAGTAATCCATTGGTAGGAGTGGCAATGCAAGAACTAGAGTTAGAACGCCAAAAAGCAATGGCGGATATCCAACTCCAACAACAAAAGTTAGAAGCTGACATCGCTCTGAAGAGAGAAAAGATTATGGCTGACTTAGAGAAAGAAAGAATTAAAAACGAAGGCGACATACAAGAAGCCTTAATTAAGAGAGGAATGAGATGATCGGAAGTGATCCTAGATACCAAGCAATCATTGATGCTTATAGAGCGGGTGAATTAGCATCTACCGCACCCCAATACAACCCTATTTATGATATTCGTAGAGAACAAATCGAAGCGGGTGAGTTACCCGAAGGTGCAAGATTTCCTCGACCACAACTAGACACAACCCCTACTGAAACTCCTGTTGAAGAAACATTTGATCCTTGTCCTCCAGGTTATCAATTAATTGATGGTGTGTGCCAACCCGATACAATGTTTCAACAAGGTGGAGATGGTGGACAAAGAACAGAGTTTGAAAGCCCATACTTAGGTGATATATATACACCAATGGCTAATGATCCTATTAACACTGAACTAAGAAGATTTGCTGCACAAGAAGAATATCAACCTACTATAGGAAGTACTATAGGAGACCTCTTTAGAAAAGGTATGCAGTTTTCTCCAGTTGTAGGATTGTTAAATGCTTTTGGTTTAGGCCCTAGTTATACAGAAACAGTAACTCCTAGGTTTACAGGAGGAGGTTTTGATCCTTTAGCTGGTCTTGGTCAACCTTTAACTCAAACAGTTACTCCTAGACAATCTATCTTAGATGCTGTTGCTGCTGAACAAGCCGCTCAAGCTGCTGCTAAAAGAGAAGGACAACAATTAAGAGCAGAGATGACTAGAGATTTAATAGACGCACAGACACAAGCTGAAAGAGCTAGAGCACAAGGTGCTGGTTCATTTACAGTTGGTAAAGATAGAAAACCTATAAAAGGAACTGGTTTTGAACCTAAGAAGGCTGGTAAATCTATTGCTGGTGGTCGAATTAGAGGTGGTATCTAATTGGATCTAAATAAACAAATTTCTAGAGGACAACAAGCTAAAGACATTTTAGAAAATCCTCTATTACAAGATTCCTTGAAAGCAATCAGGAATAAACTTGACACTGAATGGAAGAACTCACCCCTGAGAGACGTTGAAGGTCGTGAAAAAATATTCTTCCTCGTCAAGGCTATTGATGAGTTTGAGGCCATGTTAATTTCAGAAATGGAAACTGGAAAACTAGCTTCAGAACAACTCAAATAATAATCATAAAAGAAAGGTAATATACCATGTCAGACAATCCCAATGGGGAATCTACACCTGTCTACAATACTGTAGACCAAGCACAATCTGCATTTGCTAACTTGTTGAACGCCACAGACGAGAGCCAAGAGCAGACAACAGAACCAGTCGAAACAACACAAGACGAACCTCAAGAGGTTACCGAGAGTGAAGTAGAAACTGCGGAAGTTGAAGAACAAAGTCAATCCGAAGATCTAACTGATGAGGTTAGTGAAGAGGCACAAGAAGAGGAAGCCAAATATCAAATTAAAGTAAATGGCAAACCTGTTGAAGTTACCCTCGATGAACTAATGTCTGGTTATCAACGAGATTCAGACTATCGAAGAAAGACGATGGAACTAGCTGATGAAAGACGACTCTTAGAAGAGGAAGTCAATAAAGCGAAGTCCGAGTCCGATGCGGTGGCAAAACTACGACAAGACTATGCGACACGTCTAGGTGAGATTGAAAACTCAATGCAACCTGATGCGAATATTGATTGGGCAAAGTTATATGAAACTGATCCCGATGAATATCATCGCAAAAAGATTGAAGTTGAGAATAAATCCAAAGCGTTAGAAACCATTAAGGCAGAACGTCAACGTGCTTTAGAAGAGCAACAGCAAGAGCAGACCAAAGTATTCAATCAATACTTGGAACAACAAAAAAAACTCCTTGCTGAAAAAGAGCCCGAGTATGTTGATCCTGTGAAAGGTGAAGGCTTACGCAAAGATATGACGAGTTATCTTAAAAAAGAAGGCTACTCAGATCAAGAGTTGAACATGATGGTAGATCATCGATCATTCGTGATTGCCAAGAAAGCGATGCTTTATGATAAGATGATGAACTCAAAAGTCTCTGCTAAACAGTCCAAACCTGTGCCTAAAATGGTTCGCAGTGGAACAACAAAAACAATCAACAAAGACAGTCAACAAGCCAAGTCGTTAAAATCTCGCTTAAAACAAACAGGATCGATGAGAGATGCTGCTAATGTTTTAAAGCAATTCTTATAACAACTAACGAAAGGAAAATAAAATGGCTGTACCAACAAATACAGTGTCCGCCCATAACAGAGTTGGCATAAGAGAAGATCTAGAGGATGTAATTTATTCGATTTCTCCAACAGAAACTCCTTTTATGACTAACATTGCTAAAGGAACAGCGGATCAAGTAAAACACGAATGGCAGAAAGATTCACTAGCTGCTGCATCAACATCTAACGCACAAATCGAAGGTGATGATGTCGGTACTTTTGATTCAAGAGCCGCAACAACCAGAGTACAAAACTACTGTCAGATCTCAAGAAAGACTGTCGTAGTATCTGGTACAAACAGTGCTGTTAACTCAGCTGGTCGAAATGACGAATTAGCTTATCAACTCGCTAAAATGGGTAAAGAGCTAAAGAGAGACATGGAGTCAATCCTAACAAACAACCAAGCAGCTTCTGCTGGTAGTGCTTCTGCTGCAAGAGCACTTGCTGGTCTACCTGCATGGTTAACAAACGCAGTACGTTCTGCTGGAACATCAACAGCGGGTGCTGATCCAACTGGTGATGGTTCAGATACTGCAACTGACTCTGACTTATTGGTTGCTTTCTCAGAAGATAACTTAAAAGCAGTTATCCTAGAGTGTTACCAAGATGGTGGCGATCCAGATATGATCATGGTTGGCCCATTCAACAAGCAAAAGTTCTCAGGCTTCACAGGTTCTGCTACTAAGTACAAGAACGTAGAAGATAGAACTATTGTTGCAACTGCTGATATCTACGTATCAGACTTTGGTGAGTTAGCGGTAGTACCTAACAGATTCCAAAGAGAAAGAGATGCGTTTGTATTGCAATCCGACATGTTCGAATGTGCTTTTCTTCGCCCTTTCCAGACCAAAGATCTAGCATCTTCTGGTGATAACGATAAGAGACTACTCTTAGCTGAGTACACTCTTGTTGCTAGAAACGCTGACTCTTCTGGTTTAGTTGCAGACTGTACAACTTCATAAGTAATATAGTATAATCAAAGGGTAGGGGGATATTCCCCCACCCTACTAAAAACAAAGGAGCAATAAATGAAAGTATTTGATAAAGGTGCATCTTACACAAAAGGTTCTAAGAAATCTGCTGTGATGCAAGACGGCCCTTATAAAGGTGGTAAAGCCAAAGTTAGTAAAAGAAATACACCTGGTGCTAACAAAATGATGATTACAAAAGGCAACCAAAAAGATCCTATCCAAGATATGATCAACAAAGCAATCAATGGCTAAAAAATTAAAACTATCCAATCCTGGAGATGTAATTGAAAGTAACTTCTATATTGATGAAGCTGCTGATAAATATTACATCGAAGATAAGATTGATGCAAAACCCATTATAGAACGCAATAAGGAACTACAAAAACACGATCTTAATAAACATAGAGATTTTAAATATGTTGCTAGTATTCCTTTAACAGTTTTTTATAATATGCAAAAACAAGGGATTATTTCTAAGACTGGTAAAGTTCAAGATAGAGTAGCTTTTGCTAGATTCTTAAATGATTCAGACAATAAATATTTAAAGGTAACAGATAAGAAAATCTAATGGCATTAACATCATACACAGAATTGAAAACAAGTATTGCGAATTATCTGAATAGATCAGATTTAAGTTCTGTTATACCTGATTTTATCACTTTAGCAGAAGCTAAAATGAATAGAGTCTTGAGATTACGGGTAATGCAAAAAAGAGTTTCCACAACTACTGTTGCTAACGATGAATTTGTTGATTTACCTAGTGACTTTTTAGAGATGGTTCAATTCTTTGTTGATAGTAACCCTAATGTTGTTTTAGACTATGTCAATCCTACAGAAATTGAATTAGACAATTTACGAGATACTAGTGGTACTCCTCAACAATATAGTATTATTGGTAATGAGATTAAATTAAACCCTATTCCTGATTCTGTTTATACGTTAAAATTAACTTACTTTAGTGAGATTCCTACTCTTTCCGACAGTACCACAACTAACTATATACTTTCTAATTATCCTCAAGTTTATTTGTATGGTTCTCTTTTAGAGGCACAACCTTATATTTTGAATGATGAGAGAATACAAGTTTGGATGACCTTATACAATGAGGCAATTCAATTAATTAATCGTGATGACGAACAAGGCAGATATTCTGGAAGAACAGCATTTGCCATGAAGTCAGACGCAGCTAACCCATAAAGGAGAATAAAAAATGTCAGCAATGTCAGACTATTTAGAGAATAAATTTCTCGATCACTTTACAGGAACTGCTAGTACATCTGCTCCAGCAGCTGTGTACTTAGCCCTGTTTACAAGTAATCCCGCAGACGATGCAAGTGGTACAGAAGTTTCTACTTCTGGAACTGCCTATACAAGAAAAGCATTAACTTTTGGTTCTGCTTCTAGCGGATCTATTTCTAGTAATGCCGATGTTACTTTTGATCAAGCAACAGGAAGTGGCTTTGGTACAGTATCACACTTTGGTATCTTTGATGCTTCTTCAGCTGGTAACTTGCTATTTTACGGAGCATTTACTTCATCTAAAACTATTGAAGCGGGAGACGTATTTAAAGTATCATCTGGTGATCTAACAATCACAGCTGCCTAATGCCCTCTGGCCCATTAACATTAGAGCAATTAGATAACTTCGGTACGCTTGATAGCTTACCTGTAAGTTTAGACTCTACTGTATGGACTAGTACAAAAACTGCCTATGATGGCAGTGGTTTTTTTGACTATGGTAATGTCGGTACAAGTATTGATAACTTAGTCTTACTAGGTGATTTAGACAGTTTACCTTTTTCATTAGACTCTGCTAATTATGCAACAACTACCCTAAGAGAAAATGGGGGTAGTATTTCTACTAATGCTACAGTTACAAGCACTGGTGGACTCTTAATTACCAATGATGCTTCGGTATCAACTTCTGTATCTATTGGAACTGTTGATGTTCTTGTTACTCGATTTAATGATGCAAGTATATCTGCGAGTGCTACCATTGCCGATGTTGATCCTACAGTTATTGAAACAGGCAGTCCTTCTGCGGTTATTACTGTTTCGACAATAGCAAATGTCGATGCTACGAGAGTTAGACTTACTGATTCTTCGGTATCAACTATTGCGACTATAGATAGTTTTGTTGCTCAAGTAACAAAGTTTGGTGATAGTTCTATTAGCACAGTATCAACTATTGATACCATTAATAGTGCTCGTGTTCGCCCTGCAACACCCGATTCAGTATCAACTTCTGTAACCATTGCTGATGTTGATTTACTAGTGACAAGACTCAACGATGCTAGTATTAACACAACAGCAACAAGTACAGCTAATGGTGCTTTTGAAGTTCAAGCTCAACCTGATAATGTTACAACCACTGTATCGACAACTGCCGATCCGAGTGCTATATTCTCACCAGTGTTAACAACAACAGCACAAGTAACAACAACATCGATTGCTTCTCCGATTGGATTTAATTGGTCTGTGATATCATCTAGTAATACAGAAACATGGACTGCTTTAACATCTAGCAATACAGAAACATGGTCAGAAGTAACAAATAATAATAGCGAAACATGGGAAGCGGCATAAAGGATAAATAATGACATTTGTAAAATTTGGAGAATTGTTAAAAGACTTACCTGATTATCGTAATCCTGGATGTCTAGAAGCAAACAATGTAATTCCCTATGGAGATGGATATAAACCTCTTCCTAGTTTAAATATTGTTTCTGATGCGTTAACAAATCGAGCACAAGGACTAGCGGTATTAAGATCAACCGATGGTACAATTCGAGTTGTAGCGGGAGATAGTTCTAAGTTATATTTATTAGATGGTTCTTCTTTTGATGATGTCTCTAAATTAGGTGGATATACAGTATCTAGTTTAGGTCAATGGTCTTTTACCATATTTGGTAATCGTATTATTGCTTCGGCTATCGGACAAAATATTCAGTCTTTTATTATTGGTACAGATACTGTCTTTTCTGATCTCGTATCTTTACAAACAAAGTATGTTACCACTGTTAGAGATTTCTTAGTAACAGGATTTAACGCAGATCAATCACAACGTGTTCGTTGGTCGGCTATTAACGATCCTACAGACTTCACTGTATCTCAAACAACTCAATCTGATTTCCAAGATTTAGTTGGTGATCATGGACAACTCCAAATGATTAAAGGCGGAGAATACTTAGTTGCCTTTATGGAACGAGCTATTTATCGTGGAGATTACGTGGGAACTCCATTAATTTTTCAATTCACGAAAGTAGATTCGAATATCGGAGTAATGAAATCAGGCAGTGTTGTTCAATATGGAAATGTTTATTACTTTTTAGCAGAAGATGGTTTCTATATGTTTAATGGTAGAAGTGCTGTTCCGATTGGTGCAAATAAAATAAACAAGTTTTTCTTTAATGATTTGTCTAATACTTACTTAGATAGAATATCAGGTTCGGTTGATCCTCGTAATCAATTAATTGTTTGGGCCTATCCTTCTCAAAGTTCATCTGGAGAATTAGATAAAGTTATTATGTATAACTATCTAACTCAACGCTGGTCAACAGGAGAAGTCGACACTCAAATTTTAGGACAAGCACAAACTCCTGGTTATACTTTAGAAGAACTAGATGCTATTAGTTCAAGTATAGACGATTTAAATTTATCTTTAGACTCACCTTTTTGGTCGGGTTCTCGATTATTCTTATCTGCGTTTAATACTGATAAAAAACTATGTACTTTTTCTGGAACACCAGGTACTGCTAATTTAGTTTCTAATCAGCTAGAGATAGAAGGGAGAAGATCTATTGTTAGAAATATTCGACCTATTGTGAGTGGTGGAACAACCACTGTTCAAATGGCTTCTATTTCTCGACAAGGAGATACAGAAACCTTTGGAAGTGCTATTACTTTAACAAGCAGTGGAGATGCTCCTGTGAGAAGTAATGGTCGTTATCATAAAGTTAAATTAAATATTACAGGTGATTTTGACGATTGTTTAGGATTTGATGCAGAATTAGTTACTGAAGGAAAACGATGACGCAAAACTTTCTTAAAGTTCCTACATTTACGGATAATCAAGACGAACAAAATAGATTAACTGCTAATGCTATTAATAACATTCTAGATGGTAAATTAAACTCTACAGGGAGTTTGACATTAGGAACGGTTGGTACAACAACAACAATCACAGATGCTCGTATCGGTGTCAATAGTGTTATTTTGTTGATGCCCACTACAGTAAAAGCAGCGGAAGATATGGATAATATTTACTTCACAGGTTTGGGAGATGGTACTGCCACAGTAAATCATACTCATAATTCCCATGTTAGAACATACAAATATGTCATCATTGGGTAGAGTCGTAACACAAGTACCCGTAGAAGATTTAGAGTTTATTTGGCCACAAGTAAAGGCCCAGTTAGAGAAAGCCCTCGATGGATCATACTCTAGTTATGATATACTTAACTATATAAAGGAAAATCGGATGCAACTATGGATTAGTTGGAACGATGGTATAGAAGCCTCCTTTGTTACAGAAGTATGCGATTATCCTCAAATGAGGGTAATGAGATGGGTTCTCGCTGGTGGTTCTAATATGGAATCATGGCTCAAACCTCTTACAGAAAAAGTAGAGGCATGGGCTAAAAGAAATAATTGCCAACGATTAGAGATTGTTGGTCGGAAAGGATGGACAAAAGTTTTGAGAGACTATGAACCTCAAGCAGTATACTTTGTAAAGGAAATAAAATGAGTAAAGGATCACAACCAACACAACAAGCAACTACAGTAACAGCAGAACCTTCTGAGTTTACTAGACCATATTATCAAGAAGCTCTACAACAAGCACAACAGTTATATCAATCAGATGTACCTCAATACTTTCCTGAGGCTACGTATGTACCTTTTTCAGGTCAAACAGAAGCTGCACTACAACTACAAGAACAAAGAGCTCTCGCTGGGAGTCCATTATTAGGTGCAGCACAAACAGAAATTCAAAACATTTTAACTGGTCAATATCTAGATCCCGCTACCAATCCTTATCTACAACAAACATTCCAAAGAGCTGCTGGTGACGTTCAAAGTCAATTAGGTTCTATGTTTGCTAAAGGTGGTCGTTATGGTTCGGGTGCAATGGCAGAAACTGCTGGAAGAAGAATGGGTGATATTGCCTCTCAAATCTATGGTGGAGCATATCAACAAGAACGTGCAAGACAATTACAAGCTGCCCAATTAGCTCCTCAAATGGCACAACAAGATTACGCAGATATTTCCAGACTAGCACAAGTAGGTCAACAAAGAGAAGCAATGGAAGAAGCTAGATTAGCTGATGCAATGCAACGATTCCAATTCGAACAACAAAAACCTTACACTAAACTCAGAGAATACCTAGCATCGATTGGTGCTCCGACATCTCAACAAACAGTATCACAACAACCTATTTACAGAAACTTAGGTGCTAACTTATTAGGTGGTGCATTAGGTGGTGCTCAGTTAGGTAGTTTAGCTGGATTAAGCACAGCAGGTACCCTAGGTGCTGCTGGTATTGGAGGATTATTAGGAGGATTCTTTTAATGGCCAACATATATGAAAAATATGCTGGTTTAATTCCTCAACTAATGCCAGATCCAAAGCAATTACAAAGTTTATTATCTCCTCAACAAACAAGACTCCAAGCTGGACTATTAGGTGCTTCCTCAGGTGTTCTTCCTTTAATGGGAGTGAGAGATAGACCTGTTGGATTAGGAGAGGTTCTTTTAGCTGCGGGTACTGGTGCTCAAGCAGGGATTCAACAAAAAGAACAATCTGACTTGGCTAGAGCCTTACAAGGATTAGAACTAGGAACTACTTTGTATGAAGCAACTAGACCACCAGAATTATCTGCCTCTGACATTATAACTTTTTCACTACCAGACGGAACTACTCAAACATTAACAACACAAGAATTTGCTGCATTACCAATAGAAACCAGATCTCAATTAAAGAGAGTACAAATATCTGGTACTCCTAGTGAGATAGGTGGTCAAAAAATAGAAACAGAAATTGTAACTCAACTAAGAGATACTGGAAATTTGTTAGAAGATATTGATCTATTAGTAGATGTTTTAAAAGATCCAAAAACCCTAACAGCAGATATACCATCTGCAACAGTTACAGCTATTGATAATATTAGAAATACAATAGGCCAAACATTAAATTTAACATTTTTATCAAGTGATGGTGACCAAATTAGTGAAAGTGAGTTTTTAAGAAAAAACAAAGACTTGTTAGAAGAGATTGCTGGTCAAAGTGACAAAAAAAGATCTTTGTACACAACTATTGCTTACTCTATAGCAAAAGCAAATAACCCAGACGGAAGAATTACTGATGCTGACTTTAGAGCTGCTTTAGATCAAATAAAAGGAATTTCAAACAGCCCTCAAAATATGATTAGTCTTTTAGAAATGTATAGAAAAAGAGCAGAGGAGAGAGCTCAATCCAATTTAAATTTCTTTAATAAAATTAATCCGAACTCTGGACTTCCCACTAGTATCTTTGATCTAGGCATTACACCTTATGATTATGATCAACAATTAGAACTTGAAAACCCCTTAGGTTTAACTTTTGAATAAATGGACATTAATCAGTTTAGACAAAAATATCCACAATACGACAAAATAGATGATCAAAAATTATCTGATAGTTTGTATAATAAGTTTTATTCAGACAAAGTATCTAAAGAAGAATTTGAATATAAGTTCTTAGGCCCAACTAAAGTTGTTCAACAAAAACCAGATAGTGGGCAATTAGAAATTGATATTAAAGCTGCCACTCAAGGAGATCCGTTAAAGAAATTTGCTCTAAGAACATTAGATGTAAATGTTCCTTTATTTAAAGGAGCAAGAGATATTCTATCAGGATTATTACAGATTCCTTCTGACCTTATGGGGAAAGAAGAAGTTTCTAAAAAAATTGATGAAACTATTCCAGAAATAAAAGTCGGAGAAACATTACCTGGAGTACAAGAACTTTCTTCTGTTTTAGTTCAATATGGATTACCAGCAACACAAGCATTTAAAGCTGGTCAATTACTAGTACAATCTAAAAAATTAAAAGAAGCAGTTCCTATTCTTAATAAGTTAAAAGGAAAACCTCAAAAGATACTAGAATATATTACAGGTCTTACAGGTGCTGCCCTAGCAGATTTTGTTGTAACTAATCCTCAAGATGCTGCCTCTTTAGGAGACTTAATCGGAGGCCCAACAGATATTGAAGAAGCCGATTCTAACATTAAAAAAAGAGCTAAAGTAGGTGCAGAAACCCTAGTGGCTGGGCCTGTTGCTGATGCCGTTTTAGCCAATGTTGTTCAACCAGCAGTTTCTTTTACTGGTAAAGTTTTAGACCAAATAAGAACCCCATTCTCTAAATCTAAAATGCAAGAGAATGTAGCTGCTAATATTGCTAAAGAAGCTAACGTCTTAAAGAAAGAAGATGGTAAGTTTTTTGTTGATGAGGCAGCTAGAGATAATTTAGTCAACACTCTTCAAGAAAACATTATTAGAGCACAAGAAATTGGTGTTAAACCCACAACAGGAACTATCTCTAAAAATATTGGTTTAGTGGGATTAGAAAAATCATTAGCATCAAAAGCAGAAACTAGTGGTTTTTTTCTAGATAGAAAAATATCAAATATCAAAACATTAAATCAAGAATTAGACAAACTAAGAATTAAACCTGGTGCTTCTATCTCTTCTCAAGATTTTGTTCAAGCCACTTTGAAAGAAAAAGACATAAAGATTAGAGAAGCACAAGATGATTTAGCAGAAATTATTAATGACTTAGAAAACTCTTATCCGTCTGGTATTAAGGCCCAAGCCTCTATTAAATTAAGTAAAAGTATTTCTGACGAGTTAGTTAGAGTGACTAATCAAAAAAACGATCTCTATAAGGCTATTGATCCTAATTTGGAGTTAAAGATAGATCCTAACTTAAAAGTAGAAGTTCAAGGTTTTGAAAAATCCTTAAAAGAAGTATTAAAAGATATTACCTCTAAAAAAGGAAAAGTAGATCCAACACCAGCAAGAATTAAATCTTTAGGTTTTATTAGAGATTTGGAGAAGTATTTAAAAGGAGATAAGATACCAAAGAATAAAGTTATTGGATTTGTGCCTGTCCAAAAAAGATTAAAACCTCAAAAAGAAAGACAATTATCTTATGGTGATCTACAAAACATTAGACCATATCTGTCTGATGCAATAAGAGAAGCAAGGAAAGATATTAAATTAGGTGGTGCTGTTGCTGAAAGATTAAGTCAATTAAAAGAGGTTATTGATGGTCTTGTTGAAGAAGTAGCCAAAAGAAATGATGCTTTTGGGCAAAGAGCCAAAAGAGCCTTTGATTTCTATAAGAATACATTTGTTCCTAAATTTAGAACAAGTGTTGGTAATGAGTTTGCTAAAAAATATCAACAAGGTGCAACCGCCATTCCTGAAAGCCAATTAGCAAGTAAATTTATCTATCCCAATAAAGGTGGTGCATTAGAAGCTGCTGAGAACTTAAAGAAGATTATTGATGGTTCAGAGAATGAAGTAACTGCTGTTGCCGCTGTAAGAGACTATCTAATAACCGATTTGGCTAATTATATTACAGGAACTAAAGGACAACTAATTCCTAGTAGAATAGATAAATTTATAGACAATTACCAAGAAATACTAAATAGATTCCCTTCTATCAAAAAAGAGATAGTTGAATATAAAAACAAGTTTGGTCAAAAAGTAAAAGCCCTAAAAGAGTTTCAAAAAAAGTTTGATAGTGCAAGAGGTTTGTTATCAGATAAGACAAGATTAAGACAATTAACTGCTGCTGAATTATTTTTGAACAGAAATCCTGTTCAAGCTGTAGCTGCTGTATTTTCTTCACCTAATCCTAAACAATTAATGCAAGAAACATTATCTTTCTTAAAACAAGATAAAACAGGAGATGCAGTTCAAGGTTTTAAAAAAGCTATATCAGAATATATAGACCAATCTACAAGAGGTAAATCTTTGCCTGGAGATATAGATGGATATTACATTAAAAAAAGTGGAGTTGAGGCTTTATATAATAATCCCTCTACTCGAGAGGCTTTGGAGTTAATTTATTCACCTGAAGAAATAAAGACTATGAAAAAAGTAATAGATCAATTAATATTTTTTGATGCTATTAATGCTCAAGTTATTTCTGGATCTCCCACTCAACCCTTACAAGAAGCCAATAATAGATTAAGAATAGTTTTAGCTAGTTGGTATGGTATTGTTAAAGGAAGAGGTGTTTTTGCTATATCTAATTGGATATCTAAAACATTAGGTTTTAATCCGACAGAGGTGGCAGAAAAAATACTGGTAGATGCAATGCTAGATCCCGAATTAGCTGTTAAGATGTTACAAGAGGATTTACCTAAAAACGCTGAACCACTAAGTAAATGGTTTAGAACTTACATATTAAATAATGTTCTAGCTGATTTAAGTAGAGAACCAGCAGAATTTATAGACAAAGCAATTAGTCAACAACAAGAACAACAGTAGATGTTGTATAATAACTTAAAAGGAGAACAATAAAGAAAATGGCTGGAATAAAAGAGTATGATACTACGGCAGGTAACAACTCTACTATCAATTCTATTGATATTAGTGAGGGTTGTGCTCCCAGTGGTATTAACAATGCAATACGCCAGGTATTAGCAGATTCTCGTTCCCAATGGAACGATGCTAACTGGTTTGAATATGGAGATGGTGATGGATCATTCACAATCGCTTATGCGAGTGGTACATCCTTTACTGTTAATGGAATAGATGTCACATCTATCTATCATGCTGGTAGAAGAGTAAGAGCAGTAGGAAGTTCAACAGGTACAATTTATGGTACTATTTCTTCTTCTTCTTTCTCTACAAACACAACAGTAAACGTCACATGGGATAGTGGTTCACTATCTAACGAAAGTCTTACTATTGCTCTCTCTATTCTTAACTCCACTAACAGTGGTATTCCAGTCCTTAATCAAACAGTAGATATTAATGGTAATGAGTTAATCTTAGACGCTGATGCTGATAGTTCCATTACTGCTGATACTGACGATCAAATAGATATTAAAGCGGGTGGTACTGATGTTGCTTCTTTCAAAACTGCAAACTTACTTTTGAATGTAGGTGCTTATAACGCAGAATCAACATTAACAGACGGAGCTACTATCTCTTGGGATGCTTCTACTGATCCTGTTGCTAAAGTAACTCTCGGTGGTAACAGAACCTTAGGTGCCGCTTCTAATGGCCAAGCTGGACAGTTCGTGTCTTTGTTAGTCATCCAAGATGGCACAGGCTCTCGTACCCTTACATGGAACGCAGCTTATGAATTTGCATCAGATACAGCACCCACATTGACAACAACTGCTAGTCAAGGAGATTTGTTTGTATTTAGATATAATGGTAGTAAATGGTTAGAGGTAGGTCGTAACTTGAACCTAACCTTATCGTAGGAGTAAAATATGTACGCATTAATAGAAAACAATCAATTTGTTAGAATAGTAAACTCCAACAAAGGAATTACTATCGGTGATAATCAATATCCGAAAACAATCTTTACGTTATGGTCAAATGCTGAAAGAGAAGCGATTGGCATATATGAAGTGGTCATGGATACAACTAATAAAAAAGATGAAAATTATTATATCAATACTGATGTTAGTTATGCCTATTCTAGTGGTACTGTCACAGGAAGTTATGGAACTGCCACTGCAAAACCTTTAGATAATGTTTTATGGGCAGATGGTGATGAAGATATGCCTAGTGATGTTTCAGTAGGCGATATCAAATCATACGGATTAAAAGGATTAGAAATAAAAAAAATTAAAGCACAAGCAAGTGGACTACTATCCCCTACAGATTGGTATGTAGTCAAAGCAACTGAAGTATCTGATTATAATGTTCCTAGTGATATTGCAACTTACAGAGCAAATGTAAGAGCAAAATCAAATGAAATGGAAACACAAATAAATGCCTGTTCTGATGTTGATGCTTTAAAAACTTTATTTACTTGGACTGAAGATGCTGAAGGTAATATCACAAGACCTCTAGCTAGTTTTCCAGAGGAACTCTAAATGACTTTCCCTATTCTAGGTGGGAATGGTGCAGTCGCAGGTTATAGCATTGATAATTCCCTAAGATTTAATGATGGCGATACACCTAAATTAACAGCAACACAAAGTTCTGGGAATAGAAAAACTTGGACTTTTAGTGGATGGTTTAAAAATACTGTTCTTGACTCTAATAGAAGATTATTCTCATATTATGTAGGCTCTAATCAAACTTTTATAAGATTCAACAGTAGTGACCAATTTAGATTTAGGTCAAGCACAGGAGCAACAGTTGATTTAGATTTAGTAGCATCACCATTATTACGAGATACCTCAGCATTTTACCACCTAATCGTTTCTTGTGATACTACTCAATCAACTGCATCAGATAGAGTAAAAATGTATATTAATGGTGTACAGATTACTGACTTTGATACAGAAACATATCCATCACAAAATTACGATACATATTTTAATCATGGTGCAGTTCAAGTTTCTGGAGATGATGGAACTGGTTCAGGTGAATCTTTTGATGGATATATGGCAGAAGTTCATTTCATTGATGGAACTGCAAAATCCCCTACCGACTTTGGTGAATTTGATTCTGATAGTGGTATATGGAAACCGATTGAATATGAGGGTACATATGGCACGAATGGTTTTTATTTAGATTTTGAAAACAGTGGAAGTTTAGGCACTGACCAATCTGGTAATGGTAATAACTTTACTCCTACTAATTTAGCATCTACTGACCAAACAACAGATACACCGACTAATAACTGGTGTACCCTCAATCCTCTTGATACACCTTCGGGAAGTACCTTTTCTGAAGGAAATCTTAAAATTGATACCAATACATCACAACAAGGATTTACAAGGTCTACATTTGCTGTATCACAAGGCAAATGGTATTTTGAAACAAAAATTACAACTAGTAATGTTAGGGAAGCAGTAGGTATAGCATTATCAGAAGCAACTCTTACAGATACTACTAAGGCAGTTCATTATTATAGTAGATATGGTCATGTTCTTAAAGGAGATAGTCTTTTTAGCACACAAGCTACATTTGGTAATAATGATAAAATAGGGGTAGCCTTTAATTTAGACGACAACACAGTTGCTTTTTATAAAAATGGAACATTACAAGATACAGTCACATCAATAGATAGTGGAACTTATAGCCCAATATTTCGTGATGGCTCAGATGCCTACGCAGGTGGTGGCATACTCAATTTTGGAAATAATGGAAGTTTTGCAGGAACAGAAACTGCACAAGGAAATGCAGATGATAATGGTTTTGGTGATTTCTACTACGCACCACCCTCTGGCTATCTAGCACTATGTACTAAAAACCTAGCAACTGCCTTATCCCCTACGATTGATGATGGTAGTGCTTATTTCCATACACAACTTTATTCTGGTAATGGTAGTGACGGACATTCTATTACCAATGATGCCAATGCAGGTGATTTTCAACCAGATTTTTTATGGATTAAAGAAAGAAACAATGCGTCTCATGGCTCAATTCAAGATTCAACTAGAGGAAGTCTAAAATATTTACACCCAAGTAATACTAATGCTGAAGCAACTGCGTCAGGGAACACAGTACAATCTTTTGATACAGATGGTTTTACTTTAGGCACTGCAAATTCTTGGAATCAATCTGGTGATACTTATGTAGCATGGCAGTGGAAAGCCAATGGTGGTACTACATCATCTAACACAGACGGAAGTATTACCTCAACAGTTCAAGCGAATA